CACGCAAAACCTTTTGAAACTAAGTCCATGCATTGTCATGCACTTATGAAAACAGCAATCCGATCCGTCGAAGCTTATTGTTGTCATCATGATATCATCGAAACTGTAGAACTTGGTGTGTACGCAACAACCATACGTTGACGCCACCTCCATCGCATACGTAATCAATTTGTTCGACACGTCACGATCAGCCGTCTCGTCATCTAGCACGTCACGTAACTTCATCGCCCTGTTCAAGTTGTACAGATCATGAATGTCACAACCAACGTTTAGACTCGTCCCATTCTTCTTTATCGTCCATTTCCGCGATCGTATGGGCCACACTTCCGACCTAGCCCCGATCATGTCGCTCCCTTGCGCGGAATCGCAACTCCACGCTCCTATTCGCGTGTCACCATGCATTGGGCTTAAGTTTATTCCGACCACGCACGTTTCGTCACTGATCTGCTCCTTCGCGTCTCGTTCATAACGCGGTTCGTCTGTGGTTTCGTCGTCCGCAACGATTTTCATCGCATCAGCCATGTACTTTCGCTTGTTACTCGAGCATGCATCAATTAGCATCTCAAGCAATGTGACAAAGACCACTAAGATCAGGGTCAACGTAAGCACCAACATCATGGGTTTCTTCAACGCACGTTCTAACATTTCTAACATTAGTTCGGTGTTCATGACTGTGTCACTTCGCAATTGGCAATGTTTCCTTACCTCGTTGGAAATGGTTGACGCCACGCTTGGTGTCAATTGAGCTCCCAACAGCACCAATTGCAACATTTCAACATCTGACTTCGATACGTTTCGTGATACGCCTTTGGACGTCGCGCAGAACCGACTCGACCTCAATTTCGGAGCTCTTTTCGAATACTTTTCCTCATCTTTTATCCGACCCATTTCGGTTTCGCACATCAACTTCAACCTATCTATGCCATCGCAGTCGACGGCATTGACTCTACTTTTCCGCTCAAGCATGGCCATCACCCATGCTCGGTTCACCATCGATGGTTTTTCATCGTCAACGTCAATCTCGTCCGTTCGTTCGTTCATGCCGCTCAACATGACGTAATGCGTGCGATCGTTATTCAAGAAGACCACTATCGAGTCCCTCGATATCGGTCCGGAAGAGACGTTTTCGATGGTACACGTGTAGTTACCATTGGTATCAGGATCTTTTGTCGACAACACCACAACTAAGTCCTTACTCTTGTCGAAGACTAATGAGTACAACAAACCAATTGAAATTGTTCTGCAGTTCATTGATTCCGTCACCGGGTCTTTTTCTCTGACCATAGGCAACTTATTCAAGTTACGGTGTAAATCTATCAAAGACTTAACATTCACCGCAGTGACGCATTTTAGTTGTCGCATCTCCACAGCGACGTGTTGTCTCATGTCAATTGCCACTGCAATCATCTTAGGAGCCACGGAATTGATCAACAAACTGTGGTACGCGACTGCCGACATCAACGACCTAAAACCAGTATTCGGGTGTGAACCACACCACACAACGCATTCTTTGCTCGTCGATATGTTGTGCCATGAGCTCCTGGTGCTGCGAAATTTCACGCTCGTCATCTTTTGCAAATCACCCACAACGGTTGGGTTATACAACACAGCTATGGAATTGTTTGTCAACACCAGTGTGATTGAATTCGAGCACAAATTGTTCGTATTGTACCATCCACCCTTCGATAAGTGTACTGATAAGTTCACATCCTTGCATGTGCCCTTTCCAAGGGACCCACCGATGTACTCTGACAACATCATCAAGAACTTCTCAACATTGGGTTTTTCTCCATTCTCGAACAGTTGCCCGATTGCCAAGTATTCCAAGCGGTCATCACTCAGCGATTCCGTGAACTCACTGCTCATGTTGCGCAGAGTCAATTCAGCCAACATTGGTCTGAGCTCAATATCGTACATTTCCGCGTGTACCGCCATTGCCAATGTGGCATCATCGAACTGCACCTGCTCCACCAAATCAACGAGATTTGCTCCAGTGTAACCAAAATCGTGCTTCATGAGACTGTCCTTGTTAAGCACTTCAGAATTTGGATTAAATGTCACCATCGCATCGCTAGCCACTATGGGACAATTTTGGAGATAGAACCAATTCCAATCTTTTCCTGCACTGTATCTCTTCGATGACCTGCAACGTTCCGTTGCGTCGACCATGCGTGATAGCATCTGCCTTGATTTGGACTTCGTGCTTATGTAGTCTTCGACTAATCTGCTGGTAGCTCCCAGTTTCGTCGATTCTGTCCCGTACTCTTCGTCCAATTCTTTAAGCGCTGCTCGCAATTCCCGCCTGTCCGACACCTCAGACTTAAGGATTATAAACACATATCCCAATGTCAACACAGCGAAGTACACATTTGCATTGGTGCTCATTCCCGCAGCAAGAATTGCCGCCAACCACTGATTGCTGTCCCAGTAGCATGCCGCGACAATTCCACATCGTCTTTCATCACCCGAGTCGTTGCAATCATACGTGTGAGCTGCCGTGTCGTAACCAGACATTCTGTTGCTGTACAACTCGTACGACAACACGATCAACGTTACAATCATTATCATGGTAAAACACTGTATCACCTTGTTTAGTGGTGAAACCATCGACATCATTCGCAACTTCATCGCCGTCCTATACACCGTGTGCTCGACAAACTTGTATCTAACCACACCTCGCTTCATCTTGTTCAACAAGGCCAATTCGAATTCCATTTCGGCCAACACCTTCGTTACGACTGAAGTCTGCGGGCGTGGCTTGCGTACGTCCAACGCACTTGAACTGACGTATGGCGCAACGTCGAGTATCGGCTTTCTATACACTCGTTCTGATTCCAA